GTGGTGGTGCAAATAGTAATATAAGTTTAACACCAATAAGGTATGGAACATGATTGAATTATTAAATGGTTTTACTAACGATTCATTAGGTAGATTACAAAGAAGTTTTAATAGCTATAATAATAGAGGTAATTTTAATGAACCTCTTAATCTTCAGATTAGTAGTAACTTTGTAAGAGCAACTAGTATGGTTTCTTCTGATAGTATAGAACAAAATCGTTTTGTTTTTCTTGTTGATGGAACAAGTGGAAATAAGTATGCTTCATTTGCCGTACCTGCACAAAGAGATATTATATTTAAAGTAGAAAAATCAGGAGATACATATTTTTCATCAATAGATATTGATGGTACAGTAAGTGACTTAACTACAAATGGTATATTATTTTCAACAGTAAGATTTGCTAATTCAACTGTTGAACCAAAATCACATGCAAGATTATAAATAAGAAAGGTAATTATGGACGCATCAGTATTAAGTTTATTAGGAGGAGGTTTATCAGGTTTTATATTTAAACTAATAGGCAACCTTGTATCAGCACAACAAGAACAAACAAAGATGTTATTGTCAAAACAAGAAGCATCTGATATATCTCAGGACAAAGCATCATTAAGAGGTGGTGTTTGGGTTAGAAGAGGTATAGTAGCAACTATATTATTTGCAGTTGTTATAGCACCATTCATTATAAGTTTTACAGAAGTTGGTATTACTATTCCAGTAGAGAAAGGAATGTTCTTTTGGAAGAAAACAGTATACGAAACTTTATCAGGATTGCTCGTACACCAAAGCGTATATGATTCACTTTATTGCATAATTGGATTTTATTTTGGTAGTAGTACTATATCTAGAAAATAAACGTTAAAAGGTTAACGTAAGGGTCGTTCATTACCCTGTTCCTATGGTGTTTGGTCAGCATCATTAAAACCTTTAAAATGACCAATTAATTATTAACAACTTATTAACAGGAGAGGTATGTCTATGTATCGTATTGTTCACAAAGAGTCAGGTAAAGAAGCAACAGTTGAGGTAAAAGGTTTTGATAGAGATGAAATGATAAAGCAGGCTAGTGAACAAATTGGTATAGAGATAAGTCCCACCGAAGTGGGACACATTCGCATACTACCTCTTTAGGATTTTCTTGTACGCTACACCTCGATAAGTAAGGATAACTTCCATTGTAAACCTCCCAATGTTAGCGTTCCTTCAGTCACTTTGACCTACTTCCGACCATACAGGTTGAACGAGTTATAACTAAAGTCCTTATAGGATTTAAACAAATAAGTCAAGACCAAAAAAAAACTAGTTTTTATCATGGAACTAGTAAACCATTTATGGGCATTTTACTTCATCGCATTGAAGCAAATTCTTACATTCCCTCATCTAAAGCATGGTCATCTATTTTAACTTTAGGTAAATCTACAGTACCCGTTAGTTTAAAATTATCAGGTAGACTATATATTTGTTTCAGCATTTCTTGAAACATATGAGTAGCATCTTCCTGAGTCCATGCATTTTTATCTTTAAAACCAAAGATACCTGTATCGTCTTCGTAAGTTAATTTAATCATAATGACATTACCTCGTTAATTGCAGTTTCACCTTTCAAAATTATTCCACAACCTATTGCAGGTTTCTTAGCATGTTTACAATATCCCATTGCATAACTTTGTGCATCAATACCACAACCTACTTGCATACCAAATACACTTCTGTTCTTTCCAAAACTCCAATGAGTATACATTTCAGTATGTAAATGACCTTGAACTATTGATGTCATCTCTAATAAAGACCTGCTTCTAGCAGTACCATTTTCACCATGAATATAACACACACCATCAATATCAACGAAGTCTGTAAATATCCAATTAGGTGTTTCTAAAACTTCAGCATATGATTTTATCCATCGTTTAGGTACACCTGATGACATAGATTTTCTAAACACCATTCTATCATGATTACCTATAGTAACATGTGCTTCAGGAAAAGCTTTGTAATATGGTGCTAATCTAATAATTGCACTTTGTAATTCATCATCAGCACCCATACCATTAGGGTCTGTTTCATGATAAGAAGCAAAGTGATTGTCTATTAAGTCACCTATAAAAACAACAGTGTCACAAGCGTGTTTCATATACATATCAGAACAGAAATCTAGGTAACCATTTAAATCAAATGGACAATGTAAATCACCTATAACCAGTACGTTTCTTCCACCATTTAATTTACATCTTTCCATTGGTGTTGGAATAGAAGTTTCTGCTTTTAAATATCTTAATGCTCTTTTAACTGACTCTGCTGATATACCATATTCCATAGCAGTTTCAAATATACCAATGTCATCTACTCGTTCTTTTATTTCTCTACATCTTGTAATACTATAAGCCATTATTACCTCCCTTTAAGTTACTAGTTCCATAAACATACAAAAAAGTACTGTTGCAAATAAAAATAAAAAAACTAAATACATAAAATCATCTGTGTTCATTTAATAATTCCTCATATTTATCTTTGTACTTTTGTTTAATTTCATCTAACTCCTGAATAGACCATCTTGTCTCAGCAGGTTTTCTTGATATAAAACATTTTTCTTCAAACCATTCTTTACTATATTTATCTATTAGAAAAATTGCAAACTCTGATAGTCTACCACCATGAATACAATTACATGATTGGCATTGACCATAAACTAAATCTTCATCAAATAAAATATTTTTACTTCTTCCTGCAATACCATGTCCTGCTTGCAGTGTGTTAAATCCTTTATGATATTTTGTAGGTACAGTATCTTTACATGTTATACATACACACATATCTGTTGTTCCTGTAGTAGCGATTGAGTCCCTGAGCCGAATGTATTTTGAGAACATATCCCAAGCACCCTTTTTTGCTGATTTAATTGTACGTTTTCTAGGCATAAAAAAAAGCCTGACATATGAAAGGGTCAGGCAACTCCTCGTTGAGATTTGAATACGTTATTCATTGATACAGTCATACTCTGTCGTTTCTTTAAAATGGTATCTCTTCAGCCATATCATCTTTAATGACTTCAACAGACTCATCTTGATGTGAAGTTGCATTATGATTTAAAGAATTAAAATATTCTTGAAGTTCTTTATCACAATCTTTTGCATTTTCAATTTCATCTTTTGATAGTTCAATACTTTCCCACACAGGATATTTAAATCTACCTATAGTTTGAACTGAACTATTAGTTAAATCAGAATTGTCACCATACTTACCCTCTATCCAAAGGTTAGCAGACTTTCCTTTTAACTTGATACAAACAATACTACCAATAGGTACATCATCTATATCTTCACATAACATTGCATAAATATTTTTACGATATGTTATTCCCTCATCTTTTAGTTCATCTTTAATATCAGAGTATGTACCTCTTTTATGTAAAGTTTGACTTCCATCTTTTCTAACATAGACAGAAATATCTTCATTAGATTGTCTGAAGCCTGTTGAATAAGCAGTACCTCTATCACCTAACCAACCCTCAACACTGGACATTTGGTCTAGCACTGCAAAACGCATTGGTTTTTCTAGAAAGCTTACTTGCTTATTAATATTATCCCACATCTTGAACTGTCCATTCTGTGCATTCCATTCAATAAATGCAGTTGTTGGATTTGATATAGATGTAGTTTCTTCTACTGGATTTGTTCTACTCATATTTAATTTTCTCCTTTAAAAAATACGAGGGTACTCTCTCATGATTTCCCCACGTGTGTCAAGCACTAATGCCATTCTTTATGTATAAAAGTTTGGTAGTTTTGTTCAAACTCCAAGCTAGCAACAGGACTAATTCCTTGTCTGTTCTTTTGGAATTTACATATTACATGTTCACCTTTATAATCAAGGTTACGAGCAATATGGTTACCATCTACCTTAACTCCCTCATAAGGAACATTCATTAGATATATAATAATATCAGCAATATTCTCAACGTTCTTAGAATAAGCAATACCACCATCACTATTAGGGTGACTGAGTACCACTACAGGTATCTTAATATCATCTCTTAATGCTTTTAACTGATGAATAATATGGTCATACATTGAAGTACGAGAATCATATTTTTTATCAGGATTAATACATAATAGATTATCTATAAACAGAATGTCAGCACCTGCTTTTTTCTGTGCAATACCCCATGCTCTTAACTCTTCTATATCCATGCCACCATCGACAATTTTATAGTTCATTTTCTTTATATGTTTCACTGCTTTTTCTGAATTAGTTTTTTCATTATCAGTAATGAATCCTCTAGTTCTCATAAACCAAGTATCAACTTGATATTGACTTATAAATCTAGGAACTAACTCAGAACGTAACATTTCCAGTGATGCTAATGGTGAAACAAAACCATTTACATGCAGGTGAAAAATCCATTGAAGTATCAATGCAGTTTTACCTGTACTTCTAGGTGCATGAACAATGATTAATTCATTCTTCAAACGACCTAAATGATTTGTCCAATCATTAGACCACCAATTAACATTACCTGACTCACCTTTTGCACAAGCATCAATAAAATCTTTAGCATGTTCATGAAGAGGTTTATCTACAACTTCATTTACATTTAAAGATATTAAGTTACTCATAACAGAGTCAGAACCACTTTCATGATTATATGCTTTTGATAAACCATCATTAAAAATTTTAATCTCTTTTCTTAATTTAGATTTTTCTAAAACAATATCTTGATAAGCATTATAGTGACTAGGAACGATAGTTGAATCCATAAGTTCTAATAGATAATCTTCACCACCTACTTGACTTAATAAATTATTATCATTTAATTCATTCCTAATCGTAATAGCGTCTAACGTTTTATTATTTATATACATCTCCTGTAACTTTCTAAACAATACTTGATGTCTCATCATATAAAAGTCATCAGGTTTTAATCTGTTCTTTGTGAATGAATTAGGGTCTAACAATATAGACCCCAATACACCACATTCAGACTCGTTGTCATATGGAGTTTCTTTTTTCATATCTCAACAACCTTTCTTGGTTCACTTTCATTTATTATTTCGTCCTGCCACATTTTACTAGTAGGATTTATCCAAGCTTGGAAATCTTTCCTGTATACCTTATTAGGTCTGCTTTGAATATATGGTATTATTTTATCCTTTATAGACTTGTGGTCTTTATTAGATAATCTATTCCAATATTTTAATGCAGTAGGTTTATTACCTTTACAACCATATAATTTCCAACACTCTTCAAATAAGTTAATATTCTTATTGTTAATATTCTTATAGTTAGTGTCCACCTGAGGAACTACCCCTTGTACATTTTCTGTACTAGAGGTGGTACGTTTGATGAACACCCTATACCTATTTGAAGTATAACCTCCATCATCACGTTTAGTTTGTGTCTTTTGTATATAACCCAAAGACTCTAACTCAGCAATGTGTTTGATTAATGTTGTTCTTGAATTAATACCACACTCTTTAGATAAAAGATTGAGAGATGGGAAACTAATCCCACTCTCATTATTTGTATGATATATTAACCAAGATATAATTACCTGCTTGTATGGGTGTAAACCTTTTAATACTTTAGCAGGAAAGATACCGAACTCACCTGTAGTGTACGTTATTGTCATTATTCAATCTCCTTGTATTTAAAGATTAAACCACGAACATGTGGATAACGTCCACTTAATTGTCCAACAATATGTGACCTATCAATATTTAATCTTCTCGATGCTTGACTAATTGAATCAAAGTTTAATAGAAACTGACCTGTTAAAGGATTACGTTGTAATCTTAATTCCAATATAATCCTTTCATCTTGAGGTCTAGATTTACCATTATGACAATTTTCAAACATAGTCGTTATTATCGGTTCATAGATTTCTACTAGTTCAATAGGACATGCTTTACCTAATCTTTTTTGTCTCATGCTAGTGCCTCCATTGGAAATTTAACACCCAATATATCAAGTGCATCTTTAAGACGAGACACTACCATGTAATAGTTTTGCCATTCATCGGACTCAACAATACCACAAGAGTAACCCTGTTTATTATTTCCACCAAATGCAACAACCATTCCAACAGTGTTGAAAGACTCAGACTTAGAAACATTTTTATACCATGTATTCACATAGAATGAACACTGAAGTCTATGTTTATTAGTAACTTTTTTGCTTGTTTTCCAATCAATAATAGCAACTTTTTCAACGCCTTTATGTTCAATATAAGCAAGCATATCATACTGTCCTGTTATACCTAACTGACTATCGACAAGTCTTTCTTCCAGTGAGATAGGTCTGACTTTATATTTTTTCATAAAGTTAAACCAACCCTCAGGAATATTTTTACTACCTAGTTCTAATGCCTTAGGGTCAAATATATCTAGTCCATCTCTAAAGACATTATCTTTAATATAAGACTCTATGGCTTCATGAACCTCAGAACCTTTGTCAGCAGTTTTTTGTAATGCATCTTTATAACCATCAAATGAATCAGCATTTTGAAATGCCCACCTGATAAGTCCATCTACATTACCTGTATAATTAAGGTAATTTAGAATAGAAGATATTCTTGGTTTTAATTGTCCAACTGCAGGAGAAAAATCATCTTCTACTTCAGCCTTACCTAAACCAATCTTAACACTACCTAATTTACCTTTATGTTCATCGTTCCAATTATTACCACCATCTTCAGTATAACCATAAGACAGGACTGTGCCTATCTTATGATGAAGTGATGTTTCTTGGAGAGTTTTTATACTAGGAACATATCCTAATTTATGATTGTTCCAATATACTGCGACTGCATTTTTATCATGCTTGTTGTCAGGCTCAGCAACTAACTTGACTGCTGAACCAACAACAGGTCTCAATGTTTTTACATCATCATTAGATGTATCTGCAATAAGACCTCTAACTCCAAATGTTATCATTAGAACAAACCTCCCTCTTTAGCTTGGTCTGTTTCTGAATCAACCATCTTGAGCATAGTTACATGATTATATGTATCTGCTAATTCCCTCATGTCAGGCTCAACATCAAATATAATTTGACAATGAGTATCACTAACAGGGTTAACTTTAGACTTTCGTAATGTAAGTACCATTACGTCAGACTTTTCTTTGTATTCGATTTTCATTTTATTCCTCTTTAACTTGCGAACCGAAACTATATCAGTTCTATTTAAATCTAAAAATTGGGAGGGTTGCCACACCCTCGTTTATGGCTATGAATCTACACGTTCGTATTCTTCATTTATATCAAACTGTACGTCGTACCAAGCGTCCTCAGAAATTTCAATCGTCTTACCTTTATGTGTGACTAGAACTGCATCGGCTTTATGATACCACTCATCATTTATAGGACAAAGAAACTCTTCTTTATCTAGGGTAATATTAGTATCTCCTACGTAATCCTTAAATGAAACCTCTTCTACTTCATAAGCTTCATCAACAGGACAACGAATCGTACATTCATTTGCTTTTTCAAGTGCTTCTTCTTCACTTGAAGCTTCTACTTTTATATACACATAAAAATCTATTTCTTTTTTTATGGTATATGTATTCTTAATTTTATTTTTCATTTGTTCCTCTCAACGGCGAACTGAAACTGTATCAGTTCTATTAAAAAATTGGGACGTTTTTTAACTGAACGTCATAACAGTATAATATTTTATTTCACAGGACAAGATTATAATTCAATTTTCATTAACTTTTCATAAGTATCATCAGTTAATTCTTCTCTAGGAATATATAAACTAATACCTTTGTTTCCTCTGTCGTCCTCAAACTGACCATTCAAACGTTTGCATAATGTTTTCAAACTATGACCACATTCTTTCATTGACTCGTTATAATCTCTATAGAATCTAACAAGAATATCGCCATTATGACCTATAAAGTCAGCATATTCTGATACTTTTAATAATCTTTCTTGCCAATTTATTGGTTCTTTTTTCTTACTTTCATCAATCCAACGCTCAAACATTTTTATATACTTTTTGGTTTCATTTATATGCCAATCGCAACGATGTTGATTTGGATTTTTCTTTAAACTTTGCAATTTGGAAAGTTTTAATTTTTCTTCTTCTTTATCTACTGTCCACCTAGCAACGTTATATATTTTTTCAGTATCAATTTCATCAGGAACATTTTGCAAACTATTAATTAAGCTATCAACTATTTTTTGATTTTTATCAGACAAATTAAAATACTTGTTGCCTAATGTTTGTTGTATGTCATCTAATGATTTCTGAACGTTTTTTAATACTTCTTTCATTTTATTTCCTCTCAACTGCGAGTTCAAACTATATGAACTCTATTAAAATTGGGAACGGGAGCGACCCGTTCGTGCCATGCTAATCTTCTTCTTCAAGACTTTGAATTTCATCAGGATTGAATCCATTCTTCTTGAGAATCGGGAAGATATATTTTGGCAAACCATTTGGAAAGTTGCCGTCGTACTCACATAATTCAAGGTCATCATTGAATTGTAAACTACTAGTTGCGTAATCTTTTTGACCACCACTATCAATATCCCATATTTCTATGTGACCGACTATATTATTATCTTCTTTCCAAACATCGAGTTTGACACCTAACTCGCCACTAGGACTTGATGTTATAATACTTTTAATAATTTCTTTTTTTATTTTATTTATCATCTTTTTCTACCTTTGCTATTAGAGTGTTAACGATTTTTGTAAAAACATGAGCAGTTACCTCATCTTTAAACTTGAAATGATAACCTGCACCATACACTGGAGCATCACCAAAAATACTTACTTCTTCGTATTGGTCATACCACGCATCATCACCTACAAGGTTTGTAAAGATATCTATCCTTTCTAAGAATTTACATGTTTGATTAATAATTTTAACAATCTTACTGTTTCTATCAATGATGTAATCATCTTGGTCATAACCACTTTTGAATGTGATATTGTACAATTCAGGATTGAACCTAACATTGTATGTTATATCTTTATCTCTAGTGCATTTGTACTTAACAACTTTTCCCCAAGATTTAATATTCTTAGTTGAAGCATCTGAATATTCAGCATGCATTGTATTATCTATTGTATCTTTCATTTTATTTCCTCTCAACTACGAGTTCAAACTGTATGAACTCTGTTTAATATTTCTATTGGATACACCATTTCTAGTGTACCCTGTAGACACATTAAACTTACGACCATTTACCTGTTGCTATGTAATTGTCGACCATTTTTTCCATTGTCTCTTTTTTAGTGTTGTAAGGCGATATGTCTAGAAAAGCATAACCACCATTTGGTAAATCCACATAGTGAAATGCTTTAACATTATCTTCTTCAACGTCATATTCAATACGGCAAACATATTCTTTATATGTCCACTTTTCATCAGACCACCACGACATAATTATACCTCCTCTAATATTGCATCTTTGTGAAACTCTTCGTTGTAATCCATACAATTAAAATCAACGAAGCATAAGTCTGAATATTTCTTATCGTCATAATCTACTACATCTCCATATCGAGATGAAACTATTGCATTAGCTTCATCAAAATCTTTAGCTAATACAGTAAATGAAATCTCTGTCCATACTTCATAAATAGTAGTGTTGATGTAAGAAAATTCTTCTTCATACCACCAATCCTTATGGATTGTTTGTATACTACGCAAAGACATTCTATTATCTCTAATTAAATTACTAATTGATTTACCAAAACGTTTCATCATTCTGAAATGCTCAACAGATGATAATGGTGCATCATTGTGTAACTGACAATTACGATGAATATTATATTCTTTTAATTTACTCATTTGTTCCTCTCAACTGCGAACTCAAACTGTATGAGTTCTATGACATGACCCCCGAAGAGGTCAACGCACTAAGCCTAACATCTATTTTTAGTCGCTTAGTCGACATTATAATTAATTACATTTTAGACAGTTTGAGTTCATGTCTAGGAAACCCCTTTCTGATGTACCCTGTAGTAATATTAATTAATATCCAAGATGGACAGGATTATCTTTCCAATGTGCATCTTGTGTACAAAAAGATAATTTTGACCTATGATAATCATCGGATTTCTTCTTGTAGTTAACTAATCTATCTGTCCACATATATTTTATATTCACATCTGAATTATTACTGTGAACACTATCTCTATTAATTTCTATATCCCAATTTTTAGGATTAAGAGCATTAGGTTCAATAGTAGATGTAACTTCATAAATGTGAGACTCTGCTAATATACACTCATTAACTTTATCTCGCATTCCTACTTGAGGATTTGTATGCCATGCCTCAAGAGGTGTTTTTCCCCACCCAAATCCATACGAATTTGTGCAGAAATATCTATAATAGATTTTTTCCATTTTATTTCCTCTCAACTGCGAATTGAAACTGTATCAATTCTATGACCCAACCCCCTGTAAAAACAGAGGATTGACGCACTAAGCTTAACATCTATTTATACTCGCTTAGTCGAGTAAATTGCCGTTACCACATTCCTTACATATTAAGGAAGAAATGTTTCTTTGAATTTCAGCAACTGCACGATAACGACCCAAATATTCCCATTCTTGCTTACGGGAATTATCATCTTGGTCTTGCAATTTGATTGCAGTATCAAGAGCAGATTTTAGAACCTCATCGACAATAATTAGTTTGTCTTTGTCAGTCATTTGTTTGCCTTTCTACCTTTAAATCTAGCCTTACCAACTAGAACTATTGGTATTACAATTAGTCCAATTAGACAACCTACTGCAGTAAAAACTGCTAGGTCAAGATTACCTGATGAAATGCCACCCATAAAATCTGAGACTGCATTTCCAAGACCTGCACCGATGACTGCACCTGTGCCTTTTTGGAATCTTTTTGGTAAGAAATTCTCGATTTCTTTACCTGTTAATGCACCAATAATCATTACTGCATTGTCTACAATACCAAATAAAATATAATCAATAATCATATTATTTTCCTCTCAACGTTAAGTATTATCTTAATTAATAATACACTAGAACACACCATAAAAAATGATGTGTTCCGATGTAGCATTAATCAATTTTTAAGTCATTACGTCTGTAATGTAAGTTTACTTCAACACAATCATATAGCTTTATATTGTGTTTTTTGATGTGCCTTTGAAAGCAGTTTAAACCACTTTCATAATCCAAACAGTACTTACCAAAGTTCATATTAGTTTCATACTCTTTATTACAATCTGCCAGTTCTA